TCTCGGTAATGATACGTGGTATGAACAGTATCTACCAGAGGCATGGATGATATCTAACGTTGATAATAAAATCAACGGATGGGTTAATGAGACTAGCTGGGTCCGTGATACAACTCACGAGAACCCAGCAGTCAAAGAAGCCTATGAGCAGTGGCAACTGCTCAAGTTATTAAGTAGAGATACTTAAATATCTCCGTAGATTCGTAGAATTTCTTCTACAGCAGGATGGCGTTCAATATCGTTGCCTGTAAACTCAATTGAGCCTACATGCTCACTGTTACGGAAACGTGCGACCAGATTATTAAAATCTAATAATCCATTCTCCCCCTCTGTGCGATCAGTTTGACGAATGTCACCCGTTACAACAATTTTACTACCTTCACCAATACGAGTTAGTAGCATCTTCATTTGATTAGGTGTTGCATTCTGCATTTCGTCTGCTATGATGAGTGCATTCTTGAATGTGCGACCACGCATAAATGCAAGTGGGCATATTTCAATAATTTCATTCTCAAGCATACTTTGGGTATCACGTGGTGTATAGTACTCGTGTAGAACATCGAACAATGGTTTAGTCCACGGTTCCATCTTCTGGTGTAGTGTACCTGGCAAGAAGCCATGCTTTTCACCTTCGACTCCCACTGCTGGGCGAGTTACGATGATACGTTCTATTTCACGATTTTTCAAAGCACGAATTGCTGCTTGCATTGCTAGGAGGGTTTTTCCAGTCCCAGCAGGACCACTTGCGATGACGATACTAATTTCAGGGTCTAGAAGTAGATCAAGATATTCTTCTTGATGAACGTTTCGAGGAATTATTTCAACTTTTTTCTTTTTAGTAGGATTATTAAGGAAAGGTTCTATATTTGTTACATTATTATTAAACGTTTGATGATGTTGGTCACGATCTCTGTATCTTGATTTACGCTTTTGCATGTAATATTTCCTGAACTGGTTGTAGTTCAAAAGTATTTAAGAGTGTAGTACAACAATTAAATGTATAGGTATTATCCATTTGTAAAGAGATATATACTAGATGTGCCGTGCATAAATATCTATACGATGAGCACCATTAAACAAAACTTAGAATCAGTTAAAAAGATTTATATGAGCGATGCTAGCATTAGTATGCTCTGTGATTTTGAACGTGTCCTTGACAATATGGACTTCTACGCCTTTCCTAATTGGCGTATTGGGGAGTTGGTTGAAGGGCCAGAAATTAGTAGATATTGGGTTAAATGCACTTTCATGTGGCCACGTGATCGTATGCCAGACCCAAATGCGGCAAAGCGTTTGCTTCCTTATGGTGCTAAAATAATTTATAAAAAAGAAATTGTTAAAATGCCTGTGGAGATTCGCAGTCCAGCAGACATACGTCCAGGTAGTCATAAAGGTAAACTAGTAGACTTTCCTATTTGGATGGTTGAAATGATGTTACCTAAAAAACTTATGGCAGATATTAAACAGGGTTCTGTTGATATTGCAGGTGAAGAAGTTGATTTGGCTGACCTACAAAGCAGCATGGAAGAAGGGTTAACCGATAAGGGTACTACTCAAGATCAGCAGCAGTCACAGCCAGCGCAAGAAATAGATCAATCACAGGCAATGCAGGGACAACAACAGGGAGTTCAAAATGCACAAGCACCAACTTTCTGAGGGTTTACAAATGGGCGACCTTAAGTATCTTGTCAGTGATACAATTCACATTGACGAGTACAATAGTAAGATGGGTTTGCCACAGGACGTAGTTACACTAAGTTTCAAAGTGCGTGATGTTATGCCAGCTAACGACCTTGTTAGCTATCTTGAAAATGGATATGATTGGATTCTTGATGCTGACGTGAGTACTGGTGAAATCCGTGATATGGATCGTCTTGTGTTTGTTGAAGCTCAGCGTCATCCTAAGTTATACAAAAATATTAAAGAAATGTTATCTGACCTTGATCATCTTACAGGTATAAAACCAGAAGAATGGAAGTTTAGTTGGTATAAGAGCAAAGAGTATCAACCAATGAATGAAGATAACTTTTCAGAAATAGTTCCATTAAGTCCTGACAAATACGACGAAGCATTAAAAAATTACGAATTACACGAAAATGGTCGCAAGGGATTAAATGATGAACTTAGTCAAATTAAAAAATTAAGTGGAATAGTTTGATGTTTGGATTTAGTTCAACAAAAATTATTATAATACTACTCATAGTTGGGGCTGTAGTAGGATATTTCAAATATACCCAAGATACCATTGCAGAACTTAATCGTGCAGTTGCAGAAAAAGATTTTGCACTTAAAACAACTACCGAGACTCTTAAAAAAACACAAGAAGATTTGCAGCAACAACAACAAATTTCTAGTGATGCGTATAAAAATTATCAAGACGCACGTGACCAAGTTCAACAGCTAGAAGATAAGTTTAACAAGAATAATCGTGATTTAGCAACATTTGCCATCGCAAAACCAAAAGAAGTTCAACAACGCATGAATGATGCCACAAGAAAATCATTTAGATGCATAGAGGATACCATCAACAAGGAAGATGCCAATGCTACAGGGTGTTAAAAAATATTTTATACTGTTATCATTATTACCATTAGGAGCCTGTGGCACAACTGCCTCAACTACTGCAGTATCTCTGGTAGAAAAACCAACACTAGTATTGCCAAATGTAGATAATGTTCGCCTTAATGATGTAAATTGGATTATTGTTAATAAAAATGCTGCTCCTGGCAGCGATGCACATATTGATACTGCATTTAAGAAAGGCAATACTGAAAGCCTGTTTGCTATAAATCCCCGTGATTATGAAGATTTAGCAATAAATCAAGCAAACTTAGTAAAAGCAATTCGTCAATACCAAGCACAAGTCAAAGCATACAAAAAATACTACGAAACTCAACAAAAGCAGGACAATAAAAATGGCAACGACACCGCCCAATAATATTCCAGAAGCTACTGGACCATCCCGTGTGCAAGACGACGATGATTTTAACATGACTCCTGCCCCCTCTCCAACACCTACCCCAGCACCAACGGTGTCAGTAAATGTTGGAACATCCACACAAAACAATACTGCTCAGCTACAGGCAACTGCTGCAATTGCACAAGCAAATGCACAAGTTGGATTAGCACAAACTAGTATTGATGAAAAGGTCGTAGACCAACAAATACAGCAAACAGAAGAACATTGGGTTAAATCATATTGGCGACCAATGATGGGCTGGCTTTACATGCTCATTAATCTTATGGATTTTGTTGTATTTCCAGCTATCAGTATGTTTATTCCTATTGCCTACAAAGCATTTGGCGTACAACTTGGTTATACTGCATGGGTTCCGTTAACTTTACAAAACGGTGGATTAATTCACCTATCATTTGCAGCAATTCTTGGCGTGGCGGCTTACACTCGTGGTCAAGAAAAATTGGCATCGTTGAAATAATGTGCTATAACTAATATTATGAGTAATCATTATGAAACATTAGGGGTGGCACAAACCGCCACTCCAGAAGAACTTAAAGCTGCTTTTAGAAAACTTGCTAAACAACATCATCCAGACATTGGTGGAGACGCAGCAAAGTTTCAACAGATTAATGAAGCATATCAGACTCTGAGTGACCCAAATTCTCGATCACATTATGACTTCACGCTTAGAAATCCACATAGTATGAATCAAGGTCAACATTTTGACCCATTTACTCATCCTCAAGCAAATCCGTTTGAGTTTCATTTTAATTTTGGTGGAGGTGGTGGCGATCCATTTAACAATATACATGATCAGATATTTCGCCAATTTGGATTTCAAACTCGCCAACCAGCAAAAAATAGAAACTTAAGATTGAATGTTGAATTGGACCTAGTAGAAACGTTGCGACCCCAATCTAAAGTACTAGAATATCGCACAACAAACTCAACTGAAACAATTCAAGTTGACATACCAGCAGGTATAGAAAATAATTCAATTTTTAAAATCCAAGGTCGTGGAGATGATGCAAATACCGCATTGCCACGTGGTGATTTAGAAATAATAATTGTTATCAAACCACATAATAGATATTATAGAAATAATGAAAATATTGTAGAAGATATAACTATTGACTGTTTTCAAGCCATTACTGGTCTAGACCTGCCTATAAAACTTCCAGATGGAAAAACAATAGAATTACATATCCCATCTGGAACCCAGCATCAGGCGCAATTTGGAATAACAGATCAGGGATTTCCACGTAATAATGGCACTGTTGGAAAGTATATTGCCAGAATTAATGTATTAATTCCAACTGCCTTAACTGCCAGCCAGCTAGATTTAGTTAAAGAAATACAAAAGATTCGTCCTATAAATGCGTAAATACGCTTGACAATATCATTATATGTGTTATATTCTTAATATCGGCTAAAAATACTTTATAAGGATCAATTGTGGCGAATTTTAATAGCAACGGCGACCTCGAAAAGATTGTCAAGTTTGCTCGTCAATGGGCAACAGAAAATAATCATCAATATTTTACAGTGGAACATCTGCTTGTCAGTATGCTTCATGAGAAGGGATTCCTAAGTGTTCTGCAAAACATTGGCGTAGATACCGATGCTCTCATTGAAGAACTTGAGCAGTATATTACAGACAATGTTCCGCTTTCCAAGACAGACTCACCTGAACCAAAAAAGACCCAAAGTCTTGAGCGTGTATTCAATCGTGCCTTTACACAAGTTATCTTGCTTGGTCGTAATACTATTCAGGTTAGCGACTTGTATCTTTCTATCAGTAAAGAACAGCAAAGTCATGCCGCATACTATTTGAAAAAGTATGGCGTTGAACCTGAAAAGGTAGTTGAAGTTTATAATAAAAGTAACGTTAAAAAATCTGGTGGTTATTCTGCCAATGTTCTTGAAGAGTATTGTACAAATCTTAACACAGAAGCAGAAGATGGTAAGATTGATCCTGTAATAGGGCGTGATGCCGAAATTGCAGAGATGACACAGATTCTTGCACGTAAAAATAAATGTAATGTCTTGTTAGTGGGCGATGCTGGCGTTGGTAAAACTGCTATTGCCGAAGGACTTGCACTTAACATTATTAACGGAGACGTTCCTAAGTTTCTTAAAGATCACGAAGTTTATAGCTTAAACATTGGGTCTCTGCTTGCAGGAACCAAATATCGTGGTGACTTTGAAGAACGCCTACAAGAAATTATGGCTGCTGCAAAAAAACTTGGTAACGTTATCTTGTTCATTGATGAAGCACACCAAATGCGTGGTGCAGGTAGTGGTTCTAATAGTGCAGTTGATCTAAGCAATATGCTTAAACCAGCACTTGCACGTGGTGATTTCAAGGTCATTGCATCTACTACTTGGGAAGAGTATACACAGCACTTTGAAAAAGACCGTGCAATGATGCGTCGTTTTAATCGTGTTACGGTTGACGAGCCAAGCATAGAAACTGCAAAAACTATCATGCTTGGCCTTAAGTCAATTTATGAAACATTTCACAATGTTAAAATTACAGACCGTGCTATTATTGAAGCAGTTGAATTGAGCCATCGTTATCAGGCTGACAAACGACTGCCAGATAAGGCTATTGATTTGATTGATAGTGCTGCTGCATTACGTCGCACACAGACTCGTGGTTCACGTACTATTGATGTAAATCAAATCCGTCGTGAATTAAGCCGCATTACTGGTATTCCAGAAGCACAAATGGGCGCTGAAAATACACAAAAGATTATGCCTAATATTGGTTCTGACATCAAGGCAAAGTTTTATAATCAGGATGCCGCTGTTGATACCGTTCTTGATCGTGTATGGGTATCACAGGCAGGTCTTAAATCTGATAATAAACCAGTCGGATCATTCTTGTTCCTTGGTCCTACTGGCACAGGTAAAACAGAACTTGCTAAACAGTTGGCTGAAAAACTTGGTATGAAACTTCTGCGGTTTGATATGAGTGAATATCAAGAGAAGCATACAATTTCTCGCCTTATTGGTGCACCTCCTGGCTATGTTGGGTATGAAGATGCAAATCTTGCAGGTGGACTTCTTATTAGTGAGATCGCTAAGAACCCACACTGTATTATTCTTTTTGACGAAATTGAAAAGGCACATCCAGATGTTGCACAGGTTCTGTTGCAAGTCATGGATGAAGGTTTTATTACAGGAAGCAATGGAAAACGTGCAGACTGTCGTCAGGCTATCTTGATTATGACTAGCAATCTTGGTGCTGCTGATAGTGAAAAGAATACTATTGGATTTGCTGGTGGTACAAATAAAGACGCAGTTGATAACGCCATGAAGGAGTTTTTCCGTCCTGAGTTCCGCAATCGTGTCGATGCTATCGTAACTTTTAACAAGTTGGATATTAAAGTTATTCGTAAGATTGCCGAAAAGTTCATTGGTGATCTTAATGCACAACTTGGAAATAAAGACGTTACTGTTAATTTGACAGATGCTGCATGGGATTGGTTGTGTAAACGTGGATATAATCCTACACTAGGTGCACGTCCAATGAGTCGCACAATTCACGAGTTCATCAAAGTTCCACTTGCCAAGAAGATTTTGTTTGACAAGACAAAGAAAGATGGTATTATTACAGTGGATGTTGTTGACGACAAAATCGAACTACAGGTGTAATATGCAAGATCAAATGGTAAATGACTATATTCAACGATTCACAGCCGTTGATAGGGTCATTGTTGAGACAAAAGAATTACCAAAAATTCAGGTATACCATGAAGATAAAACATGGTATAAGCAGCGATTTAGGTTCCGTATCAACTTTGATTTCAGAATGCATGAATTGTATGCGTATTCTGGACCAATGATTCGTGCGTTCAAAGAAATTGATAGTGAACTTAGGGTTCGTCGTGAATGTGGTGTAAATGTGTTTACAAGCAGTCAGGCATTACTTGACTACATCTTGATTACGCCCGAATATCTTAACAGAGTTAGTAATGTTACGACCAGCAGTGCGGCATATATCAACGAGTTTGATAAAAAAGAAAATGCTGCAATGGACGTTAAGATGATTGGCTCACGGAGCTATGACCCTGAAAAGAAATATGAAGTAGTTTTTTCATCGGTTTGGGAAAATACTCGCCGAGGTTACAGATTTGACGATTTCTTGCGTGAAATATATGATTTTGCCAAATTGCATAAAGATGACTTAATCATCCCACTTGAATTAGAGATGCATTTTGCTAAGGAAGGACGAATAGGTTACTATTATTCAACTCCGAAACTATGGGCTAAAAATGAAGATATAATTACTCTATTGTATATGCAATTTGATAAGAACATCAGTAAAGTCTATAAACTCATTGAAAAAGTAAAGGTAACAAAATGAACATCGAACTCGCACAGGCTCTTATTACACGTGGTGTTATTAATGATGGAACTCGTATTCTTGCTAAATGTCCCGTCTCTGCATTTGGTGGTGTGCCCACCGAACGAGAAATATTTCTAACTGTTAATAAAATTATAAGTGATGAGGGAACTCTAAAGTTTATTTCAAGTCATCGCACTGGTCGTAAGTTTAGTGTTCCGCTTGATAAAATCATAGAAGTAGATGGTATGGAACCAACACGGCTTGGTCTTGCATATGATATTAAGGATAATGGTTCCAAGAAGTCAGCAGGTAAAAAACGTGGAAGAAAACCACGGATAAATACTGCAGGAGTATAAAATGGCCAAACTCAATGAACAAACAATTACAATCAAGATTAGCGAATTACTAAGAGATAATGAAAACGCTCATACTATCCTATCACAGGACGAAGTTGATCAACTCATTGCAGTAATTCAAGAACTAGTCGGACAAAATAAAATTATAGAAGTAGAATAATATGAGCAGTTCGCCAACAATCGTTTTAAGTGCAATTAGTCATGGTCAAGTTTATCCCCCATATGATGGTTCAAGCGCCACATGGAGCAGTGATAAGTTTAAGGGCAATGGTTACTATGGGTACACTGATGGATTACATACTGTCAGTTATAAAACTAGTGGATTTGTTGGCGTTTTGCAGTTTCAAGCTACATTATCAACTAGTCCAACAGAAAATGATTGGTTTATAATTCCAAATACTAGTGTTGGCGATGGAGTCACGCCAACAAACGGAACATTTTATTTCAATTTTAACGGTAATTTTGTATGGTGCCGTGCTTATGTTACTAATTTTTCTGCAGGTAACATTGACAGAGTGCTATATAATACGTAATACATTCAATTAATACAGGAAAGTAATCAACGAATGACAGACGCTCCGCAGCAAGACCCAAACTTTGGACTACCACCAGACGCATTAGAGTTTTTAAGACAACAACATATTCATTTTTGCCTACCAATGTATGGTGGCAATTGTAATGAAGCAACATTTATCGCAATGATTAAGTTTGGTATTATTGCTGGTAAATTAGGTCTTAACTACAGTATTGATACTATGGTTAATGAATCACTTATTACTCGTGGTCGTAATAACTTGGTTGCAAAATTTCTTTACAACAAGGCTGCAACACATCTTATGTTCATCGACGTTGATCTTGGTTTTGACCCAGAAGCAATCATTCGTTTGCTTCTTGCCAATCAAGATGTTGTTGGTGGCGTTTATCCAATGAAACGAATACCTATTCGTTATGTTATTAATACGGTTCCAAATCCAGTTATAATGGGTGACCTTGTTGAAGTTTCAACACTTGGTACAGGTTTTATGCTTGTTAAGCGTCATGCAATTGAACAACTTATCCAATTACACCCTGAATTAAAATATCGTGATAATATTGGTATTGGTGCACAATATGAGCCACTCATGTATGGTCTTTTTGACACCATGATCGATAAGGATGACAATTATCTTAGTGAAGATTGGACATTCTGCTATCTATGGCGTATGGCTGGTGGTAAGGTATTTGCCGATACTGGCATTAAACTTGACCATACTGGATATCACAAGTATGAAGGCAATGTTGAAGAACTTAAAAAAGTTCTTACTAATCAAATTAGCAATGGTGGACCACATCATCTAGTACCAGAAAATCAACAGCCACCTACTCCAGGCCAACCAAGTCAAAATGCTAAACCTGCACAAATTAAACTAAACTTAAACAAAAATAGTGATAAGTCTAAATTAAAAATTAAGGCTCAAGCATAAAAAATGTCAGAAGAATCTACAACACCATTAGAAACTGTTGAGTTTGCAATAACACTAAGTGCATTGTGGCATAATGATCCACCAAAGTACGAAGTATTGATTGATGACACAATTTTTGATCATGGTGTTGTAGAAGAAATGGACGAACAACAACAAATTAAAATTGTAAGATTTTCTACTGAATTACCAGAAGGTGATCATACATTAAAAATAAGACTATTGGGTAAACAATTCAAACATACCATTATTGATGCTGAAGGCAATATTTTAAAAGATCAGTTACTTCATGTTAAACAAATAGAAATAGATGACATTGAATTAGATAATGTCGTATGGACACATGGGTTTTTCCATAAACAGATTGGAATGGGAACTAAAAACCTAGTGTTTAATGAAACTCCAGAAAAACACAAATATATAACTACTGGGTTTAATGGAGAATATCGTTTAACGTTTTCCGTTCCAACATATATGTGGTTCCTTGAAAACCTATAAATATCCTGTAAACTGGATATAGTATGCGTATAAATCAAATCATCATGGAAGCATCCAAGGTAGGAAGAACTTTCCAACACCTTGAAGACTTAGTTCTAATTGACGGCGTTGCTGGCGCAAAGAATGCGATTGCACGTCTAGCTGATGCTGCACGTAGTGGCCCACAGGCAGTGCGTTGGAAATGGGATGGTAAGCCTACTATCTATTGGGGACGTGAACCAAGTGGACAGTTTGTTATGACTGGCACAGGTGGATGGAACAAACGTGATGGCAGTGGTAAGAGTAGTAGTGCACAAGAATTAGCAAATTACCTAATGTCTACTGGTCGCATAGAACCAGGAAAAGAACAAGAACGTATGAAGTTTGCAACAGAGTTTGCAAGTCTTTGGCCGCTATTTGAAAAATCTACACCAGCAGATTTCCGTGGTTATGTTTATGGCGACCTACTATATTTCCGTCGTCCACCAGTTACTGGTGGCACGTATACATTTACACCTAACAAAGTTTCATATCACGTTAAGGCCGATAGTGAATTAGGTCAACAAATTAGTCAAAGTATGGCAGCAGTTGTTGGACATGCTTACTTTCCACAGTTTGGATTGAGCACTGATGACCAGCAACCGATTGATGATTTTACTAAGTTTAATCAGAACCCAGCACTTATTGTGCTTGGTCCACGTTACGTTGCATCTACACCACAGGTTGATACTAAAAAGTTGCAGGATATTAGCAAATATGTTGATGCCAATGCTGCGGCAATTGAAGCGTTCTTAAATGACGAGGCGCTCACTGCAATGAAGATGAGTGGATTTAAAAACGTTCTGTATGCGTTTGGTAATGATATGAGCAAGAGTGGACAATTAACTGATCTAGCCAACAAGTTCATTGGTTGGTTACCTAATAGCAAACAAAGTGCACCTATGCAAGAGAAAATTAAGGCATGGGTAGCAAAGAATCAACGTGGTTTCATCGCAGCATTTGCAACGGTTGAAAATCTACGTGACGTAAAGAATCAGATTATTGATCAACTTGACCGTGAAGGTGGTGATGTTACACAAAGCATGGATGGTCAAATCGGAGGAGAAGGCTACGTAATGTATTCTCCTCAAGGAAACGTAAAACTTGTTCCGAGACATAGATGGTCACCTGTGTTTGACCAAAAATAAAATACTTTTTTTTAAGTGCCGAGCAATATGCCAATACAATAAATACTATAACTGCAAATGGATTAAGGAATATACTTAAAAATTGTGATAAACCTATAACACTTGTTCAAGTAAGCCACAATAAATTATTTTCTGAAAACCATATTGGAAAGACACCGAGAGAGTTAGGATACTACAATTTATGAGTTTAACAGAAAATAATAACCCACATGTAAGTTTTGCATTCATGCGTAGTAATCCTCCACATTTTGGACACAAAGGAGTGATTTCAACCGTATCCGCTTCTGCAAAAAAAGGTGCTTGGGCAATATTTTTTAGTAAAAGTCAAGATGCTAAAAAGAATCCGCTCGATTATCAAACTAAATTAAAATGGGTATATACTCTTTATCCAGAAACAAAAGGACATATCGTTGAAGACCCCAACATCAAAACATTCCTCCAAGCCGCCGCATATCTTTATGACAAAGGTTTCCGCAGTGCCACTTTTGTGGCTGGAAGCGATGATCTCCAGCAAATGCGCTCGGTTTTGGAACAATACAACGGAAAAGAAGTAGCACACGGATTTTATCAATTTGAACCGCTTACATTTGTTGAAAGCCCTCGCTTAACTACTGCAACAAGTGCAAGAGAAGCAGCAAAGGCGGGTGATGCCGATGCATTTGAACGTGCAACCCAAGTGCCACAAAACATTACAGTTGATGGTAAGACTCTATTTCAAGCAGTTCGTGCTGGTATGGGATTAGGTGAGGCAGTTGAAGAAAGTATTACAGAAGATACATCATCTGGTAATGTAATTTTCTTAAATGATAAAACTGCAATCGTTGGACAGGAACACGGCCAACCGCTTAAACTAACACCAGATGAATTGAAAAAAGTTCAAGCAATTGCAGAAAAGTATGGTGTGTATTATGAAGGCAATGGTGCTGACCGAGCACATACTAAAGGACAGTTAGACAAATACATAAGAAGTTGGGATAATGATGTAGTAGTAAAATCCAAAAATACACCATATCAATTTTTATATACAGTATTTGCAAATGTTGATGCTAATAATAGAATAGCAAAATTTGGTAATAATCCAGATAAAACAATTTTTGATGTTTTGTTATCACACCCACGTGATGTAGCATATCAAAATATGAGTTTTGATAGTGCGACATTAAAGAAATTTTTAACTACTGTTAGCGAACCTAATTTTAATTTCTTAAAAATGAGTCAGCAACCTGCTACTAAAGAAAACATAGCTAAATTTTTGAAGGTTGGCGAGTCAAGAATGTGGCCAGAAAATTGGGAACAATATCCAAATCCTGCTGGTAAAGTTGCAAAAGCAGCAAATGATGTTCGTGATGTATATCTTGCATCACGTAAGTCTGGTGTTTATACTGTTGGCAGTGGTCATCTTATAGCAGTAAGAAAACTACTTTCTGCAAAGAATGAAAGCATTTCTGAATCTACAGAAAAGGCAACCAAAGTTGAAGCAAAGTATCAAGATTTTCCACACAAAGGCAAACAGTGTGATGATTGCACAATGTGGAGACCGCCGCACGGTTGCACTGCTGTAAAAGGTAAGATTCGTGCAAGTGGCTGGTGCAAGTGGTGGGAAAAAGCAAGCAAGAAAAAGTTAAAAGAAGATGACGCAGTTAACACTGCACTTAGCGTAGCAGATACTGCTGCAGATTACACAGTTCCATACTATGCAGCAGCAAAGGATGCTAAGAGTGCATGGGACGATTTCAAATCTGGTAATTATGGCAGTGCTGCTATCAATGCAGCATCTGCCGCAATAGGCGGAGTTGCTGATACTGCTGGATTAATTGCCGCAGTACCTAGTGGTGGTTCTACTGAAGTTGGTGGAACCGCACTTGCTGGTGCAGTGCGAGCAGGTAAAGAAGCAATTCTTAGTAAAATTGGAAAAAGTACTGCTGAAAAAGCATTAAATGCAGCTAGTGCGGCTAGTGACGTAGCTGATAAAATGTCTGGATCAGGAACTGATGCATCATCCTCTACAATCCCATCTACAGTGTCAGGCGGTGACCAAAGTAGCGTTAGCGTTGCGCCTAGTTCGGTTTCTTCTCAGGTTCTTGGCACTACTAGTGCTACTCCTAGTGCTAGCACCGCTGTGCCTTCACGAACTTCTAGCTATACTCCATCAAAATCTTTTCCTTCAAGATTAACAACGCCCTCGTCAACTAGTCAAAGTGCACCTATCTCTTCATCAAGTTCTTCGGTTCCTTCTTCTGGTAGTGCACGTATCGTTGGACCTTCTATTTCTACTGCTGCATCATCGGCTGCAAAGTTACCATCAGATAAAGCATTAGCATATGCAAAAGCAGTAAGGGCTGGAAAAAAAGTAGCCAATATACAACCTTCTTCAAATAAAAAAGTAATTAATAGCAGCAAAGTAAATGAAAATATGGACCATGACAAAGATGGTCAAGCTGTTGCAGAACTTAAGGCAGCATTGCTGGCCCGTAAAGATAAATTACAGGGCGCAGATAGTGATACAGTGTATGACACTATTGATAAAATCATGACAAGGATTGCTAAGGCACATGGCATCAGTGGTCAGAAAATTCATGACATGTGGGTTAAAGAATACGGCGAGATTCCAGACACTTGGATTATGAATGAATCAGTTCAGATTGACGAAGCAGCAACCGATATTCTCTATCACTATACGGGTACTAGTGCTGCACTGAGCATACTACAAGAAAAACAGTTTAAGTTATCGAGTGCACTTGGTAGCGTAGAAGTTCAGTATGCACCAAAGGATTATAACTATTTCCTTTCTACTGCTCGTAGTCGCAGTGGTGGCTATCACCACTATACTGGAACGAGTGCAGTTATGTTTGTGCTTGATGGTCGTTGGATAAGCAGTCGGTATCCAGTAAAAGCAATAAATTATTGGGCTGGTATGGACCGTGGTGATCGTCATAGTGAAACAGAAGATAGAGTGTTCTCTAAAGACCCAACTATGCCAATTACACCAATACTTGAAATGCACGTTCTATTAAAAGAACAAAA